CATCTACAATTTTTGAAGCAGCTCTGAAATCAAAAGTTTCAGAAATGAAGAAAAAAATGAATGCTAGCTATGAAGAAAAATTAAAAGAAGAAGTTGAAGTTCAGAAAGCTGAACTTACCGAAAAAGTTGATTCATACTTGAACTACATTGTTGAAGAATGGATGAAAGAGAACTCTATCGCTATTGAAAGAGGTATCAAAGGTGAGATCGCTGAAGACTTTATTTCTGGCTTAAAGAAATTGTTTGAAGATCACTACATTGATGTTCCAGATGAGAAATACAATGTACTAGAAGATCAAGCAAGCAAAATTGAAGAGCTTGAGAAGAAACTTAACGAACAAGTAGAAAAGAATGTTGAACTAAACAAAGCAAACGGCGAGATGAAAAGACAAGACATCATTGATGAAATGTCTAGCGATTTAGCTGATACTGCTAAGGAGAAATTCAACAAACTAGCTGAAGAAGTTGAGTATTCAAATGAAAAAGACTTTACAACTAAAGTATCTACTATTAAAGAAAGTTACTTTGGCAAAAAAGTTGAAGCAAGTGGTAACGAGATAGACGAAGTAGTTGCTGGTGATTCTTCACAACCTGAAGATTTATCAAATGCTATGGCTGCTTATACCGCCGCTATAAGTAAAACCAAAGACATTAAATTGTCTAACAAATAAAACGGGAGATAAAAACAAATGTATTTATCAGAACAATACGAAAAAAAATGGCAGCCAGTCCTAGAACACGCTGATCTTCCAAAGATCACGGATTCTTACAGACGTGCCGTTACTGCTACTATCTTGGAAAACCAAGAAAGAGCAACAAAAGAAGACGCTGCTTTCTTAAATGAAGCTGCTCCAACTAACGCTACTGGTGCTTCAATCAGTAATTGGGATCCAATCCTAATTTCGTTAGTAAGAAGAGCTATGCCTAATTTGATTGCTTACGATATTGCTGGCGTTCAGCCAATGACTGGACCAACTGGCCTTATCTTTGCTATGAGAAGCAGATACACTAACCAATCAAGTAACGAAGCATTATTTGACGAAGCTGACACAGACTTCTCTAGCAGAAACGCTGCTGGTGATTCAACAGCTAACTCTGGTGCTGCTCAAACTGGTTCTAACCCAGGTTTATTAAATGATGACCCAAGCACAGCATACACAAGAGGCCAAGGTATGGCAACTGCTACTGCTGAAGCTTTAGGTGATTCTGCTAATAACTCTTTTGCTCAAATGGCTTTCTCAATTGAGAAATCAACTGTGACTGCTAAGTCAAGAGCTCTTAAAGCTGAGTACACTATGGAACTTGCACAAGACCTTAAAGCAATCCACGGTTTAGACGCTGAAACAGAATTGGCTAACATCCTATCTGCTGAAATCCTTGCGGAAATCAATAGAGAAGTTGTAAGAACAATTTACATCAACGCTGAAATCGGTGCATCTGACAACTCATCAACTCACATTGGTGCTGTTAGTGCTATCAACACAACTGCTGCTGGTATCTTTGATTTAGATACTGACTCAAACGGCAGATGGTCTGTTGAGAGATTCAAAGGCTTAATGTTCCAAGTTGAGAGAGAAGCAAACGTTATCGCTCAAAGAACAAGAAGAGGTAGAGGAAATATGATTATCTGTTCTTCAGATGTCGCTTCTGCACTTCAAATGGCTGGCGTGTTAGACTACACACCTGCTCTTAACAATAACCTAAACGTTGACGACACAGGTAATACTTTTGCTGGTGTATTAAACGGTAAATACAAAGTGTACATTGATCCATACAGTGCTAATAACTCTGCTGCTCAATACTTTGTTGTAGGTTACAAAGGTACTTCACCATATGACGCTGGTATATTCTACTGCCCATATGTACCTCTACAAATGGTAAGAGCTGTTGGTCAGGACACTTTCCAACCGAAAATTGGGTTTAAAACAAGATACGGCTTACAAGCAAATCCTTTTGCTGAAGCAGGCGTATCTGACAATGCTGTAATCAACGGTGCTGGTAATGCCAACGCTAACAGATACTACAGAAGAGTCAAAGTTGCGAACTTAATGTAATCTTAATTGATTTATTTAAAAAGGGCGGCCGTAAAAAGTCGCCCTTTTTTTATGCACTAAATATAGGACAACTATGAAAAATATCTTAATTCAATACCTTTACATATTCATCATATCATTAATTATGTTAGGTGTTTTTACTTGGGCAAATGCCTGTGAAGAAGAAGTAAAACAACAAGACTTACCAATATGTGAAGAATATCAAGTATCTACTGAAGAAAACCCTTGTAAAAAAGATGATGTAAGTATGAGTACAATAGTGGATGCTTTAGAGAAACTAGGTGAATCAGGAACACTTCCTAAATAGTATATAAATAGTAATATGACAACTACAAACTCATATAGTAGGCAACCAACAGCACAAGACTATGCCAGTCCTACACAGTTTAAATTTAATGTACTTAAACTACCAAAGGTAGAATATTTTTGTACAGCAGTTAACATACCTGGTATTACACTAGGTGGTAATATGTCACAACAAACTCCATTTAAAGATATACCATTACCTGGTGATAAGTTGACATATGAACCTTTAAGTATGACTTTTTTAGTAGATGAAAATTTAGAAAACTTCCAAGAAATACACGGTTGGTTAGTTGGTCTAGGTTTTCCACGTGACTATTCAGAATTTAGAGATTTAATTTCAGCTGGTAATGATAGATTTCCAGCCAAAAATCAGTCTGTTAGTACAGAAATTGGTAAAGTAAAATATGGTTCACCGAATGTTGGTGGAACATATTCAGACGCTACACTAACTGTATTAACAAGTAAGAACAATCCACAAGTAGAAGTACGATTTAGAAACGTGTTTCCTACTTCTTTGACAGGACTAGACTATAACCAACAGGCCACAGATGTTGAATATCTAACAGCAACTGTGTCTTTTAATTATGAAATATATGACTTTGCTACTGTAGGATCTTCTACAACTAGCGTTACAACCTCGTAGAAGCTTGATTTTTTAAAGCTTTTGTGATATTATGGAGATATTATGGATTTGGAAAAACTACAAGAACAGGCCGATAAAGACCTTAAAATAAATGATACTGAACTAGATTTAGAGTCATTAAAAACACCACAATTACACAACCAGTATATGAAACACTTAACAAAGTATAAGTTAATGTTAAGTCGTGCTGAAACTGAATATAATATGATGAAAAGAGAAAAGTGGGAATATTACACAGGAAAAGCTGACGCTTCAGTATATGCTGAAAAACCTTTTGACTTAAAAATATTAAGAACTGATATAGACAAATATTTAGATTCGGATATTGATTTACAAAAACAAAAACAAAAAGTTGATTACCTTTCTACAACAGTAGATTTTTTAGATAGAACAATTAGACAAATAGGTAATAGAGGTTTTACTATTAAGAATGCCATAGACTGGAGAAAGTTTACTAGTGGCGCTATCTAATAATGACTACCACACGTTATTTAATCATAGATAAACCAGACGAAGTATATCTTAAAATAGAGGCTGATGCTGATATTCGTAGAGAACTTGGTGAATACTTTACATTTGAAGTGCCTGGTTATAAGTTTATGCCTCAATATCGTAATAGAGTATGGGATGGTAAGATTAGATTATTCAGTTATGCCACAGGTAAAATATATGCTGGCCTTTATCCTTATATTATTAATTGGTGTAAAGAAAATGATGTACAGGTCGTTGATGGTACTAAAATAAAAGATACAAACGTTGAAGATAAAAAGATAGATCAATTCATAAAAGCATTAAAAATACCAAAAATTGAAGTAAGAGATTATCAAAAAGAGGCCTTTGTTCATGCCGTTAAAAAAAATAGATGTTTATTATTATCTCCAACAGCCTCTGGTAAATCACTTATCATTTATCTAATATTGATATTTAACTTATTAAGATTAAAAGATACAAAACAAAATAAGATACTCATTATCGTACCAACCACATCACTAGTAGAACAGTTATTTAAAGATTTTAAAGACTATGGTTATAATAGTGAAAGAAATGTACACAAGATATATTCTGGACA